AAAAATATATCGATAACATTTGGCAAATCATTGATTGGAACCATATTGAAGATAGATTGGGTCTAATGTAATGGGGTTACACACCAACGACATTGCTAGACAAATGGAAACTGTTGCTGAGTCCCGACAGCGCCTGGCCCAGGAGCAAACTGCTGAGGTCAAGATCATGCAAAAGGTCAATCGTGTCAATCGCGAGGCCTTTCTTGACAAGTATCCCGGACAAGTTGAACATTGTCTTCGTTTAACAATGGAACGCTTACAAGCTGGACTTGATAAACGACAAGGTTGTGATATTAGTAACACATCAACTTGGCTAATGTCTACTGTAGAATTACAAGAATTGGCCAACACTGCATATTTGTTAAATGAAATTCGTAAAGGATTCTAATGTTAGATTCTGCATTGTTGATGCGTCGAGCAATAAGATATGTTTGTGATACACATGGCATAACCCCTGAACAATTAAAAAGCAACAATCAATTTCCTATTAATAAATTTCAAGAATATGTCTTCGAAGTACAAGAAGACATGCGTTTCAATCAATTAAAATACTTCAGACCTTTTGAACATCAGCGTAAGTTTTTTCGAACTGGTTCGGCCGAGCGTCGTGGTATATTAGCAGCCAATCGAATTGGAAAGACAGTGTCTACCTGTTTCGAAACTGCTATGCATCTAACTGGACAATATCCCGAATGGTGGGAAGGAAAACGATTCAACAAACCAATTACAGCAATGGTAGCTGGTGAGGGATGGAGTCAAGTGGCATTAGTATTACAAAATGAATTGCTGGGCACTAATGATGTCAAAATACGAGAAAATATTGGCACTGGTGCCATACCTCGAGATTCTGTTGTGTTTGAAACTATGCGTGGTGATGGAGCCAATTGTATAGGTGTTGAAATACGACATCGATCAGGTAGCAACAGTTATTTGTTATTTGCCAATTATACCCAGGAAGTTAGGCAAATGCAGGGTTTTAAATTGAACCTTGCTGTATTCGATGAACAACCGCCCGATGATTTCTTCTCAGAAATTGTGACAAGAACAGCCACAACACAAGGGCAAGTACTTTGCTCGTTTACTCCGTTGAAAGGTCTAAATGGACTTGTATCAAAATTCTGGCATGCTGAAGAAGGGTACGAACACATCCGAGTATCATGGGACGATGTGCCCGAATACGATCCCTGGGGCGAACCATTTTTGCTTAATCATACAAGAAAACAACTTGAACGCGATTACTTGCCACACGAGCGCGATGCTAGACGCAATGGTGTTCCTGTTATGGGTAAAGGTGCAGTGTTTCAAATTCGTAATTGGCCCACTTATAAAACTGGTGATTATGATTTTAGAAATACCAGCGGCATACATCGTGTTATTGCTCTTGATTTGGGATTGATAAATGATAAGACTGTGATCAGTTTGATGTATTGGATGCCACACGAACAAGAAGCTTGGTTACATACACAAATCTGTGTAAAAGGCACAGAAGAAGCAAATCCATTAAATTATGTTAATCACCTTATGCGCCCTGAAGTTTTTGGTACTCCTATTGTGTTACCTGCTGATGCAGGCACTCAAGGCCGTTATACAATGAATAGTCAAAGTCTAAGAGAATTTTTTGAAGATTATGAGTTAAATTTATGGCCCGATGCTATTTTAAATCCACCCGATGAACATGGTAAACAAACTAATCACAAAAGTTTTGGTATCAATGTAATGCGTCAAATGTTGGAAATAGGTACATTTCATGTCAATGAAAATTGTGTAGATTTTTTGCGAGAAGCACAAAACTACTATGTAGATGAAAAAGGCAGATTTTCCGATCCCGATGACTGTATTGATAGTGCAAGATATGCATTGATTGCTTGTTTACAGGGCATTGCTGAACCCTATGATGGTCGAAGTCCACAACAAAGAATGGCAGCATTCAAGCATAACATGAATGTAGCACGAGGCCGTCAAGATAAACAAAAACCCATGTGGAAAAGAACTTGGAGTGCAGAAGGTGGAGTAATGTGACTATAAATAACTAATAAACAACTGGAAAAATAATATGTTAGATTTGAAAAATGTTGTAATAAGCAATCTAAATGGGCATACAGGAATGATGGCCCGTTTTGTGAAGATGAAGAGCTTGTTAGACCAAAAGTGCGCAGCAAATTTGCGTTTGTTAGCAACAAAGAATAATATTAACCGCACAAGTGATTATCATTATCTAGTATTACCCGTAAATGAATCAACAGATCCAATGAATGGATTGGATTATATTCATCCAGTTGTAAAACCTGTTGTTGATTATGCTACAAGTGTTATAACAAAAGGAATGGCACAAAACGGTGAAATTAATTTTGAATTTGTTGCTGATAATGAAGCCGATGAAGCGGCAGCACGACAAGCAACAGAAATGGTTCATAAATTATTGAACCAAAACAATGATCCTCACTTTATCCTACAACACTGGGTAATGGATGCTTGTTTACATAAAAATGGAGAAATGATGGTTGCACCTATGCGCGAAAGTTTTGTGCGTTATGTAACTACATCAGGAACAGAAGATCAATTATTGGCATTTGAACAACAGGCCGCAGAAGCAGGATTGAAAGCCAAAAGATCTAGCAAGCGCAAACGCCATGTGGATATGCAAAAGGTTATGGCCGAGACTGCTGAATTTAGTCAAGGTGTACCCGAAGCACAACGCCAAGAAATTATACAAACACACATAGACAATTTTAAACATCTTGCTGATGCTGATCCTGAAGAAGATCCCGAAGCAATTAAATTAGGATTAAAACTTCCTGAAAGCATTGAATTGCGAGACATGCCGGGTCATATTCGTGATAGTATTCGCCGCAATACAATTTATGATGCAGAATATAAATTAACTGGTTATAACATTAATGTTAAATTTAGACCAATTGCACAACATTATTGGATGTGTGATCCAACAGTTATCAGTATTGAAGAACAACCATTTTGTGGCTTTTACAAGCCTATGTCAATTCAAGAAGCAACCGAATTATATCCCGATATCGATTTAGAGGAGTTTAAAGTCTATGCCGAATATTCCAATGTGGGTTCATATCAAGCTGGATCACTCCTTAACAATTTGGCTATTCATGCTCGTGATAGTGTGCCTATTAACGGACTTCCTGCACAAGGTTATTCCGCACAGGAGCCTGAAGCAAGACAAGTTACTGTTCTTACTGTTTGGAATCGTTACGATATTGATAATGATGGAGAGTTGGAACTTATTGAACTTATCTACAGTGGCCAATATGTTATTTCAGCTCGTGAAGTAGAATTTATACCAGTAGCAAATATGGTTCCAAAACCACTCGCACAAAATTTTTATGGTATGGCTATTGCCGAATCAGTAATCCCAATGCAAGAATACATGACTGGTGGATACAGAGCTGAATATCTATTGGGATTGTTACAAGCAACTCCAAGATTAGGTGTTAAACCAGATCGTGTTGATTTTGAACAAATACAAGATGGCGAAGCAGCAATCTTTATTTTAGATAGTAAATTTAATCCTGCAACCGATGTGTATGCAATGCCAGTACCAAATGGCAATCCACAATTCTTGGATAACACAATGAATCGTATGCAACAGGATCAAATGGCCATGGTTGGTATGACAAGTCCACAAGATGTGTTTAATCCAGAGATTATGGATCCGGGCAATAGTGGTGCTAAATTAAATTTGGCATTAAGCCCCAATCAAATTATTCAAGACAACACAGTTAAAAATTGTGCAGAAGGTTTAAAAGATGCTATTTGGTTGATATGGCGCACATTAATTGCACATGGTGATGATTATGGTGTTAAGAAACTAGCACAACAATTTCACCCTGAAGGCAAAGCAGAGTTTATGGATTACAAAGCATTTGATGACATGAACTTTAACGAGCGTAAAACTATTCACATCGATCTTGCCCTAGGCATGAAGAGTGAAGAAAATAGTTTACAACGCAGTCAAATTATCAAACAAGCACAAAATGGACTGGCACAAGAAATTGCTATGTTAAGTCAAAGTGGTTCATTGACCAAGGCTGGGTTTAAGAAAATTCGTAAACCCTATGAAGATATGCTTTATACTTTAGGGGTAAAACAAGCCGACATTTATTTGCCCACAGAAGAAGAAGTTATGGAAATGGTCAAACAAAGTAAACAACAACAAGCTCAGCAACAACAACAAGCTGCACAGTTGGCACAAGAAATGCATCAAGCTGATATGGCAAATAAACAAGCCAAGACTAGTCTTGATACAGTCCGTGCACAACAAATTCAAGCAGATGTTGCAGGCAATAGTGCCAAAATGCAACTTGATGGTGCTAGTTTAATTGGTGAACATAAAGCCAGAGCTTTTTAAAAACTAAATAACACAGTTAATTGGAATTGAAATGATAGAAGATGAGGTAATAGATGCATTCAATAATCGACCCCGAGTTGATTTGAATAATATTAAAACAATGTCACCTGCACAGCAAGACAAAGTCAAAGTCTGGGGCAGTCAAGCTGAAAATTTGTTGGCAAATAGAGAGTTTGCAATGTTTGTACATCAATTTAAATTTGAAATGACCGATGCGTTGATAGATATTAAAACGCATACCGAACAAGATAATACAACACGCATAGCTGTAAGTAATCAGCTTGCGGGTATAGAGAGTTTTATTACAATGCTGAAGAGAGCAGTGTATTTTAAAAACCGGGTGGTAAGTTTACAGCAAGGAAAACTAGTTGAAAACCCCAACCCTTAACTTAAGGAGATACTATGGACGCCATAGTCGCTGATCGCCCTAATCTCACACCTGAGACGGTACCGATCGAAAATGTCAGTGTAGGCTTGGATGCAATAGCTGCAAAGATGGCCGCAATGAAAGAACAAACATTGCGTAACCAAATGAAAGCTACCGAGAACGCTGAAGCAGGGTCAGAAAAGCCGGCAGGCCAAACTGCTCCTGTGGCACCAGAAGGAGTCAAAGTTGATGATAATAATGTTGTCGACAATGATACTGATGTTTTAGAGCCAGAAATCGAAGCAACTAATGCTAACGATAGTGAAGTTTACGATGAAGCACAAGCCCCTCAAGAGGTAAGCCCAGCAGATTCGAGTAGTGAAGATATTATTGATTTCTTGGAGTTTGCAGAAACAAACCCCAACGCTAAATTTAAATTTATGCGTAATGGAAAAGAAATTGAAATTGACGCGAAGAAAGCCGCAGCTATTTTAGGCCAAGGAGCAGCGATAAGTGAAGATGCAAGACAATTAAAGATTGAAAAAGCTGAGTTCGAGGAATACTTACAAAATAAGCGAGCCGAATCAGAAGGTCTTTTATTGGCAATGGAATTTACAATTCAGCCTCAATTGCAAAAAGCATATGATGAAATTGTAAAAGTACAAGGTTACCAAACTACCTTTCAGCAACAGTTGGCAGCAACGAATGATCCCGGAGCACAAGCCCGCATTCGTGCTAACATGCAAAGGAATGAAGCTTACATTCAGCAACAAACTCAATTGATTAATCAATTGAAGCCAAATGTAGAACAATTCTATAACATGCGTAGTCAACAAGTGCAACAAGTTCTTGAAAATAATCGCAAGAGTTTCAAGGACAAGGAGTTAAAGAACCAGTATGTTTACAATGAAGTTCGTGAAAAAGTAGCAAAAGGTTGGAGCGGAGCGGAAGGACAATTGGTCCCTGGTATTAAAAATATTGATCTTATATCAAGTGATGAGCATTTAATGACTTTGTTACGCGATGGATTAAAATATCGAGATAGACCAGCAACCAAATCAGCAGGCAATAGCATTGCTGCGTTAACAACCCGCAAAGCAGGTACAACCATTGCAAGTAGAGCCGGAAATCAAATGTCTGATCTTCAACAAGCAGCCAAGTCGGGCGATAAAAAAGCCCAAGATAACTTATTAGTGGCCAAGCTACAAGCATTACGGTCACAAAGAAGATAAAAGACATTATATAGGAGATTAATATGTCAACAGGTTATATTAGTACAGCGGCTATTGGTAATGGAACAACAACACCTTACGCTTTAGATATCGTTGTAAAAGATTTAGATTTAGATGTTTCAAATCGTGTTAAAGATGACACACCAGTTTTAAACATGTGTATGGCCAAAAAGCGTAAAGTTGTTAGCACTTTACCTCTATGGACAAACGATGTATATCGTTTACCACAGATCCAAGCTAACCAAGAAGGCCAAGCAGTTAGTTCAGCATTAGTTGAGCAAAA